AGTCCCATCATTTGGAATAGGTGTGCCTCCATCCCCAATTCTTTCTATAGACATAAAATCATCACGTTTGGGTGGTATTATTGGTCTTTCTAAAGGTCTTGGATCCTGATTTATACCACCTATGCCGCCTATTGATGGTGGTTGTGGTGGTAAGGGAGGTCCAAATACGGACGGTAATTTAGCTCGCTCCTCGTCTGAAATTTCAGGTATTAATTTTTTTATGGCATCTCTATAACTGCCACCTTCTCTTATTCTGTCAGAATCTTCTTGAGAAAGTGTTTGACCAAAAAGTTTGATTGGTCCTGTATTTACAGGTGCAACTGGCGATAAACCTTGTTGCTCAGGTGGTAAAAGAACTGGCAGTTGTTGATTTTGTATTCTTTCAAATGCTTGTTGAAGTGGAGACGCAGCAGGTGGCCTATCATCTAATCTTTGTATTGATAAAAAATCATCCCTTGGATCTTCTATAGGTAATCTTTCAAATGGGTCTGGCAGTCTTTCTGGAAAAGGTAAAACTGGTTGTGGTGGTACAAAAGGTGTAACTATAGGTCTTGGTCTTATAGGTTCTAAAGTGGGGGCTAGCGGTTCTCTACCTAAATTTTCTAATAAACCTCTGTTTCTAAATATTCTATTTAAAAATGCCATATTTAACTCATCATTTCCTGATAATCTTCAAAAAACTTCATCAACTTGTCGTTGTTTTTAAATCCTTGTTCTCTACTTGGTTTACCAGTTGGGAAAATAGTAAGACTATCTTTGTTTTTTTCTATTTTAAAACCTCCAAGTCCTTTATTTGCAGCAGCCGTCATAACAAATTCACCATCACTTAACATAGCTGGTATGTCATCACTTGTTTCGGTACCTGGGCCTTCAGATGGACCGCCCATACGTAAATCTAATTCTTTAAATCCCATACCACCACCATAAGACATTTGTGGTATTTTTGTTTGTGCAGTAGCATTTGCTCTCATAATATTCTGAAAAGCTGATGAAGGCATATAGTTTTTACCACGTGTTGCATCTGTAAATAAACCAAACTCACCACTCATTATTAAACCGTGTTCGAATTTTTGTTTATCTATATCATCTAACTTATTTAAAATATCTGGATCATTTGATTGTAAAACCATAAAAGCAAATCTTTCATTTTCTGGATTTCTTACAGAGACATCAAATACTGCGTTGCCTTGTTGCATACCAGGTCTTACACCAACATCAAAGCCTTGAAATACTTGTTGTGGCATTAAATCTGGTCTAACAGATAATCTTATATCACGTAAACCGCCTTCTGTTTTTTCTGCAGCCTCTTTAGTTGCTTTACCATAAAGACCTGCAAGTAGTGCTAAGCCCGTATTATCACCACTCAAACCACGTATTTTATCCTCTATACCTTTAATAGCTTCAGGTGTTTTTCTACCAAAAAATCTGCCAGTTTCAGTCGGTCCAGAACTACCTCCAAAACCAAGTATGTCACCAATACTTTTAATTATTTGGGGAGTTCTGCCTTTATCTTCTGGATCTCTGCGAAAAAACCTGCCTAACCCAGATGGTTGAGATGCATAAGCTGCTTCTACTTGCTCAGGGGTAAAAAACTTATCTCCATCTTTATTCGTAAAAAAACCAGGCATACCATCAAACCCTTGTTGATAAGTTATAACACCTCTTTGGTAAAGATCAGTTACTAAGGGATTAGTTTGGTAATCTTGTTCACCACCAGATACCATAGTAAAGTCACCACTTGGCATCATCATTTCTTGTTGACCACTAATTCCACCACCAAATATATTCCTAAATAACCCTTTATTGTCTTCGCCAGGTAGTACAAATTCTCTGCCTCTTCCTAATATATTTCTAAAAGTTCCACCTTTGCCAAAAAATTTACCTGAAGTACCTTTTAAACCCTGCAACCCTTTACCACCAGCACCAGAACCTAAAAATTTTGATCCTAATCCAGCTGTGGCTCCTGCTAATAAGGCTTCTTTGGTAGATAAGCCAGAGGCTTTACCAACACCCGCAGTAAGAGCTGCTTTTGCTACTGGACCAATTCCAGGTATAAAACTGACCGCTATAGGTGCTACTTTTTTAAATACATTTTTAACTTTTTTAAATAGTTTTTTTATAAAGAATTCTTGTAGGCCTGTTCTTGGATTTATTGAGGGATTACCGCCTACTATATATTGATTAGGATCCATACCCTGATTGAGCATGTCATCCTCTATCATCATTCGTGTTACTGGAGAAATTACTGGTGGTACTATCATTTCCCCTGTTGCAACGTGAGCTATTTGATCATCTTCAAATCTACCCATACTCGCTAATTTTTGTATATTGTCTTCCATAGCTTTTACTAAGTTGTTTGTAGATACCTAAAGTATCTATTATTTACCAAAATTAGCAAGTTTGATAGACGTGGCACCATTATTTTTAACAGTTACCTTGCCTACTGCACTTGTTGCTTCTAGACCATCATCTACAAGTCTTGTACCAATATCTACCCATTTATTACCAGTATATACTTGTAATACTTCTAATGTTGTATTCCAAATAATACTACCAGCATTAAAATTTATAGTATTCAGCTCATTTTCGCTTACTTGACGCGTATTGTCTAGGTCAACTGAACCTAAATTTATTTCAAGTAGCCTAATTAGACGGTTGAATGTAGCTGGTGTTACCTCGCTTTGTGCCAAAGGAAGCTGAGTTTGTAACAACTTACTCATCTTTTGCCGTCAGTTTTAATATCTATTCTTGTCGCTCCTAAACGCCATCCTATTGATAAATTACCATTATTTGTAGCATCATCATTACTTTCTATACGTAAGGCCATCTGTCTAGCCCTAGCCCTTATATGTGATTGTTGTGTGGTGCTTGATATTTCGTTAGTTGAGTTAGTGGCTAGTGAATCGCCAGGAAAGTTTCTTGTCTTAACAACAACATTAACAGAACCGTTATTTGCATCTTCTATAAATTTAAAATCAGGTATTATTCTTCTTGCAAAAGCAAATTTTTCACCATCATCTAAATCAAAGTCACTGCTTTCTATAAAAACACCTGTCATAGGTGAACCATCATCATTAAATCCTTTTTCTTGCTGAAATAAAAAACCTTCACTTACTGCTCTAGGATAATTTTCTATACCAGAATCAAGCCAAGCCGTTCTTACAAGTTGACCATAAAACCAAAGGTTTTCTGCATAGTTATATATTACATATCTATCTATTTCAGATGAACTTGACGAACAATAAAACCAACCTACTTCGTTTTTATCTTTAATAGTAAAAGCATGTATTTTAAAAGATTGTGTTAAGTTTATATCTCCAAAAACATAATTTTGTACGGAACAAGGTAACGTATTTACAGAACCGTTATAAAAGTAAAAGTTGTTATAACTCATAAAATATACAGCAGATGGTGTAGTTACGGCTGCTTTTGGTCCCACAAGTCCTGTACCTTCATTAATTAAATTAACAGCAAAAGTAAAAGGCGGACCAACAAATTGCATACTATATAAAGCTGTATCTGTCCAAATTAAAATTTCTTGTCTAGCTTTAACTGCACCAATTATTGAAGATCCAGACGATAAACGAAGAGAACCTGCTGTATTAGTAGATAATGGCTCAAACTCTAATTCATTTTCTTGATCGCTAAAAGCAATTAACATAGGATCTATAACACCTGTTCTAGAAGTGCCTGATATAGGATCAGCTCCTAATACTATTAAATGTCTATCAACTTCTGAAGTAATTACTTGCAAACCAACGGTAGGGACTAAATTAGCACCTGTAATACCAGATAATTCTACGGCTCTTGTTGACACACCATTATTTTCTGTCCATTTGAATATACCACCGTTTCTAGCACCTATAATTAAATCCTCACCATAATTATCGTGTGTCCAAAGACGAAGCTGATTATTGGCATCCAAAGCACTTGTACTGCCAAAGGTGCCTCCACCCCAGCCATTAATACCCCAGCCTGTACCAGGCACGTAAACATCTAATCCAACGTTTATTTGATAAGCACCTACAACTGATGAGCCGCCATTACCACTATCAGAAGAATTAGCTGTTACAGTTGCACCAGAAGTATCTTTAGCTTCTATAGTATAACTATTAGCATTTACTATGGTTGCTATCTGATACTCTTGATTTAAAACTGCAGCTGTAATATTACCGCCTAAAGAAGAAGCACCACTAAATGTTACAAAATCATTTTTTACAGCCCCGTGTGAAGTATCTGCAACGGTTATGGTAGCATCACCATTTGTAGCAGAAAATGTTACGTCACCTGCAGATGTGGTTAATCTTATTGGTGTTATATCGTTAAATACCGTACCGCTTTCTATATAATATTTAAGGTGAGTACCTATACCAAGATACTTTGTACCACCTAATGATATCCAACCGTGTAAAGCTCTAGCTGTGCCTAAATATGTTGCGTCTGATATTTTTTCCCAACCACCAAACTTTTCTGGCCTACCTTTTCTAAAACGCACCAAATTACAATCAAACCAACCACCTTCATTATCGTAAGCTGTGCCCTCTCTATTTATGCCTGGTCTGAATATAGTCTTTTGTAATGGCATTTATATTTCTGTCCAATCCTTGCCTTCAAACAATAATGCTTCTGCCTCTCTTCTTCTTACCAATCCTTCTAATACTTGTTTTTCGCCATTAACAGTAGCTTTGTTCCAACGCTTGATTTGTTCTGGTACTGCATCCCATTCTTTGTTATTAATTTTTTTTAAAAGTGTACTTGCAGATAAGTTTGATGCACCAAGATTAAATGTCCAGGCTATAATTGCATCAAACTGATTTTGATCTAAATCAACCGTAACTAAATTATTTACTGAATCTTCAAATGCCTCTAGGTCTTCTAACAAAAGCATATCAGCCCTTTCTTGCGATATTGTCATGCCCTCTGATACTCCTTTAGTTGATCCATACCCAACTGTCCAAACTGAAGCTTTGCACAAATATGATTCTAGTTTACACCCTTCAAACTTTTTTATAAGAGCTATACCCTCTTGTGATGTTTGCATTTTACTCTCCTTTTTCGGGTGTGTGAGATGCTCCGAAATAAAACGAAATAATTGCACTTGCTAGTCCTCCTAAATAACCAAGCACTAAGTTAATTAATGCTTCGCTGTTTTGCTCTGGCGGTTGTAAGGTAACTAAAAATATATATCCTAAAAATCCACCAATAGTAAATAATCCAATAATACGAGCAGTCCAGTCTTTACTAAACATGCTTCTTGCATTTTGTTTATCTTGCGTCTCTAGTTTAAACACATCAACATCTAGCTCTTTCATTTGTACTTCAAAAGCTTGTTCTGCTTTTTTAAGTTCTAACATTTGTTCTGGAGTAGCATTTTGTATAGCTGTTTCTATAGACTTTTGGTCATTAGGCACTCCTAATACATCTGCTATCATATTAGCAGCCATACCTCCCATAGGACCACCAATTGCAGTTCCTAATGTAGGAGCAACGGCTCCAACTATATTTTTAAATAATGCTTTCATATTAAAAACCTCGTTAATACTGCAATACCTATAGCACCTATAAAACCAAAGACACCAAAGGTCGCAGCTTTTATTGTTGAATTAATATAGGTAATTTCTTGTTTGATATCAGAAAACTCGTTAAAAGCAGTTTTCCAACGCTCATGTGATATGGTTTCAAGCTTAGTAAGCCTTTCTGCTACATCATTAACTGTCATTTTTTTATCAATCATTTTGTAACGTATATATTTTAATTGGTTTTTCTTTGCCTTTTACAAAAATACTTTCAAGTTCTTTTAATATTATTTGATCACTAAAGTTACTTGAACTGATAGTATCATAACCTATAACAATATCTTCTCCAACTTCCTTTGTAGAGCTTTCTAGCCTTGCAGCTAAATTTACAGCATCTCCAATCGCTGAGTAATCAAATCTAGTATCACTTCCCATATTACCTACAACTGCATACCCAGTGTTGATACCAACACCTATTTCAACACCTAAGTTAGCCATTTTAACTTTATCTTGTATGTCTTTTGCACAAAGAACAGCTGCGGTTTCATGATCTGGCACGTCTACGGGTGCATTAAATATGGCCATCATAGCGTCACCAATATACTTATCTACCATACCGTCATAAAACTTAACGGTATCTGCTTGTATAGTAAGCACTTTATTCATAATGTTTGTTACTTCTTCGGGTTCTAATTTTTCAGACAAAGCAGTAAATCCACGCACATCTGTAAATAAAAATGTGCAATATCTTCTTTCACCACCTAATACTAAGGACTCTGGATTGTCTTGTAACTTTTTAACTTGTCTTGGATCAAGATAATGCTCAAACTGTTTTTTTATTTGTTGTCTAAGCTTGTATTGTTGTCTAAATCTAAGATAAAACGCTATCGATCCTGTTATAAATTCAGATATTAACGTCCAAGACACATCAATTAATAAACCTTTTTGTATTAGAAAGTAGCCTGCTGTAGCAGTAATTATCATTAAAACCGTTGCAATAGATATACCCCAAGTAATACCTAATAGGTGCAAAGCAAACCAAACTAACGAAACAAAAATTACTAACGAAAGCATTTCTACAGCTAACGCATAATCAGGTATATAAGGACTATCTTGAATTAATATCGATTCTGATAAGGCAGTTTGAATTTTATGTGGTTCTAATAAACCTACAGGTGTAGCTATTTGTGGCATTACTCCATTAGCTGTAACACCTACAAATACAAACTTATCAGCTACATGCATTTCCTGTAACGTAGTTTGTTTAGTATCTACCCAACTAATCCATTTACGTCCTAGACTATCTGTTTTAACTGGTGGTATTCCTCGTATTGATATTTCTTCAATACCATTATCATTAGTTTTTATAATATAAGTTTCCACATTTAATAAAGATTTATAGATTTGTGTACCAAAGCTAGGTATCCATTCGTTTTTCGGAGTTTTAACTAGTAAAGGTATTCTACGAACTAATTGATCAATATCTGTGGGAGCAACGGCTAACCCTTGAAGTGCATGATTGGATAAGAGAAGAAGGTTCTCCTTTACTCCCGAAGACATTATACCACCATTATCTTCACCAAGCACAACTGTTCCAGGTGTTTTAGGATAGTTACCCTTACCATCTTCAAACATAGCCAAAACTGATGGAGCAAACTTTAATGATTCTGAAAATATTTCATCACCACCCATACGGTCTGCTTGAGGAAAACTTATAACCCAGCCTACGCCTATGGCACCATTATTAATTAAATCTACTTGTATCTCTGCTAATCTTTGTCTAGGTATAGGCCAACCTCCCTCACGCTCCACATCATCTTCAGTAATATTTAGTATTACAAAGTTACCAGATGGTTCTGGTGTTTTTACAAAAGCGTCAAATACTTTTAA